AGCGCAGATACAAATGTTGTATATGATGAAGCTACCGATAAATTTTATTCAGAAGATGAATATTATGATTTATATAATGAGTATATAGAAAAAGGTGGTAAACCATTATCTGGTGGTTTAAATCAAGAAAATTTACAAACAGTTTTAAACTATAAATAAAAAAAGCCTTCAATTTTTGAAGGCTTTTTTAAATAAAAAATACCTCTTTTCAGAGGTATTTTTTATTTTTATTTATAGTGTTTGAAATCCACCTGATTGAATAGCACCAGTTTTAAGAACTGTTATATTATTTACTATAATTGCAAGACCCTTAATTGGTTCTACATAAGTATCTAATACTCCTATTTGATTATCTATCAATGTTTGTGTGTTATTTTCAGAATCACATTTGTTAAAGTAGTTATATAAACCATTTTTATTAACATAACCTGCGCAAATAACATCTGCTCTTAATTTGATTTCTGTTCTTGTATCTTGCGTATTAAACTTCCATTGGAATTCTAATAACATTGCTGCTAAATCTCTTTCTAATTCTATTAACACCTCTCTTACATGTAAATAAGATAATGCTGACTTATAAAGAGTTAATGCTGTATTTTCAGTATCAATTACCCATCCTCTATTCTTTCTAAGAACAATTGGATTCATGTGAGCTTGATTTAAATTCTCAACATCTGTTGGGTTAAAGTCCATTTCAACACCCGCAATACCAGTTATTAAACCATTTGTTGTTCCTGCTGCGATTGTCCAAGGTACAGTAGTTGTGACATTAGAATTATGCTTTCTCATATAAGTTGAAGCCACGAACATTGCTGGTGGAACACTTAGTGGCGCACCATTATCGCTAACTGTTACATAAGGAGCAAAGTAACCTACACATGTTGTACCATTCCCTTCTGCCATAGTATATAAGAATGCTGGATTACTATCTAAATTACCACCTTGAGCAATATAAGATGTTTGTAATACACCTTCTGAATCAACAAATGATGGTGAACTTGATTGTCTAAATTGCTTCATAGAAGGCATATTTAAGAACCCTAAGCAGTCTAATCTTGCACCACAAATATCAGCTAACTGTTGTTTTGAGTTTTCAATTAAGCCAAGTCCAAATGAGTCAACTAAATATCTAAAATCTAATGCATCTTTATTTGTAATTGCATTGAATAAAGGAGTACCTTTAGCAACTAAATTAAGTATTGCATTTTGTTGTGCTTCAGTACCATCTGGTAAAGATGCTTGACGAATTCTAAATCCTTTTAATGCTATAGCCTTATAAGTAGATACATAATTATCTAATGAAGAATATCTCATTGTTTGATAAACACCAGATGTTGGGCTACCAATTGGATATGTGAATATTGATGCGTCACAAGTTAATAAAACTAATGATGTGTCTGCACTATAAACTTTCTTAGAAATAATTCTTGTTAAGTTTTTAAATTGTTGTCCAACATTTTCAGTCATACTGTTATCTTGTAATAAGAAGTCACCAACTACTACATTAGAATATCTTGTTGCATTAACCAATATTTGGTTAGGCACTGATGTATAACCAGAAGGTATAACTATTTCAACTGTTTCTTGATAATTAGCATCAAATGAGTTTACATTAAATGTTGAATTAACTCCAAAATTATTATATAATGTTGTGTTTGTTCCTAAATATGTATAAAGGTCATTACCAGTTATATTAACAGTCAATAAATTATTAGAATCAATATTCATTGATAAGTAATATTTAGTTGTTGCATCCCAAATTCTAGTTATACTATATAAGGTTTCAGCAGTAACGCTTTCGGTCAATAAATATGCATAAGCATTAGATTGTGGATAACCTATTATTGATGAATAATCATATCCTACTGGATGTAAACCATATGGATCAGATTTTATATTAAATGTTCCTGTATTTAATAGTGAATCAGGTACTATTATTGATGTAAATGAGCTACCAAATTGATTATTAAATGGATCATTATTATCGCCTATTATAAGAATAAAGTTTAATCCATTATATTGTGCATTTGAACCAGTTAACCCAGAAGTTTTAACAAAACTTACAGTAGCAGTATAAACTGTTTCACTAGTATCAACCATAGCATTTGCATAAAAATAATCACCTGTATTTATAACTCCATTATAAAAGTCTTGATATAAAGTAGAGTATTGCGCAACAATGCCATAACTATTTGCGCCTATTGGAGTTGCAGCACTTGCTGGACTATTTGATGTAATCATTTTATTATCTGATAATATTAACTCATTATCAAGTTGATAAATAACTAACCCACTTTGCAATCCTAAAATTGTTGTTGTTCCAAATATACTTTCAGATAAACCTAAATTTGTTTGAACAGTTATTGTTTTATTTAATGAAGTTGAAGTTTCTGAAGATATAGCCATATTTGCAAGACTATACTTTTTAGCACCTGAGCCATCAACTTTTAACATAATTGCGCCTTTAGAAACAGAAGCTGATTCTAAATAGGTTCTTAAAGCATTAAATCTTTTAATTCTTCTATATTGTGCATAATTTGAAGTTGAAGGAACAGCCGCAGATGCACTAAATGTAAGAACAAATGTGTTATTAGCACCAGTTGATGTTATTGTATAATCTGTGCCATATGCTAAGTCAAGATAACCAGCAGAATCAACTGCAATGTTAGTAAATGTCATTGATTGTATATTACCACCCTGTATAGTAAGCATCATATAACCAAGAACAATATCTGTTGCTGCTACTGATGGGTATGTAAGTGGTGTTGTTGTAGAAACACTAGTAATAGAACCAGTAGTATCTAATTTAAATACACTATAATAACTTGCAGTGGCAGAAGCTGATGCATAATTATTTGCATTAATTGTAAATGTATTACTACCTGTTGCAATAGAAACCATATTACCACCTATGATAGCATATGGAGTTAAACCATTAATATCTGTTCCAGAAACTGTATAAGTTACTGTGGCACTTGATGAATTAGAAGATGTAGCAGATTTTACAACACCGCTTATTCTTTCTTCTGAATAAGTATCTGTTCTAACATTATTTGTTAAAGCTTGAACATAATTTTTTGCTGGATCAATAGATAATACATTATTAACTCTATCTAAATTAGTATTAGTATAACCAATTGTAGTTACTAAATTTTCATTATAAGATAAGAAATCAATACTAGTATTATTTGAATCTACTAAACTATCACTATTAATAAGATTATTACCAATTAAGTCAATTTTTCCTGCTGGGTAATCAGTTTCAAATAAATCCATATTAAATGCACAGAATAAACCAGTTTTTTGAGTATCTTGGTTAATAACTGTTTCAATAAAAATATTTTGATTATTAGAATCTCTGAAATAAGGAATAAAACTTAAACCTTGATAGTATTTTAATAATGTAACATTTCTATCATTAATGAAATTTTGAACTTGATTTTTCATTAAACCAGTTGCGTCAAAATATTTTGACCAGTTTTTATCAACTGATAATGCTTGATAGTTTGACCAGTCACCTGCCATAACTACAACATCTACCATATAATCAGAGACATAATCTGTTGGGTTAACATAAGGTGGAATATTTGTAATAGAGCTGTACCAATTTGTGAAAGTTACATCAAATCCAGTTGCAGTTGTTTTGAAAACAAATACTGTAATATATGAAGCTGATGTATTAGTGAAATTTAATAATCTATTTTCATAATTTGGATTACTAGATGCTAAAGATAAGAAAGAATCTGTATCTAAGTTCCAAAATCCAGTTGTGTTGAAAAATCTTCTGTAAGCACCTAATTGAGTTGTATCATTTGTATTATTAGTAGCTGTTGATAAAGGAGCGTATTCAATTTGATCTAATGTATCATCAGTCTCCAATAAGTTTATTGCATAAACTGGACTTGATTGAATCATTTGAGATATTGTTCTTTGAAAATAAGAACCTTTTCTTTCTAATGTTCTATCAATACCACCAAAGATATTTTGTAGATCTTGCGTAGTTTGTATAAGCACCGGAGTATTTATAGGACCAGTTTTAGAAACTCCTATTACAAGATTAGTTAAACCTTGTGCTGTTTGGCTAGCAATCA